TCGGCCTTGTTCTTTTCCAGATCCGCCTCTGTCTGCGAGACGAGGATCTTTTGGAGTTTTCTTGCCATAGTTTTTTTAATTTTGTTATGGTTTTAAGTTCGCGCCGTCCTTCCGCCGCCGGCGCCTGCGGCTTGTTCCTTATTCGATGGGGATGCCAGTCTCAGCCGTGCCCGCGACGAGCTCCGAGAGCTGGCCGTCGCGGCCCACGTAGGCGCGGCCCAGCACGTCGATGTAGAGCTTCGTAACCAGCGGCTGGCCCTGCGGCGTGCCGGGGGTAGGGTCGCACCACTCCTCCATACCGCTCCACCATTTGTAGAAAGTGGTGCGGCCCGACATGACCACGCGCAGGTAGAAGCGCCCCTCCCGCTTGCTGTAGGCTACGGTTTGTATGCCGCCGGTGGGGGGAGTGTCCATGCTCTCCGTGCCGGTAATTCGCTGAACGACCGAGAACCCCGACGCCGTCAGCTTGGGCTGGGCGTCATCGGCTACCTGCCGCGCCGCGTCAGCCGCCCTCCGGGCCTTGTCAGCGGCGTCCTGCGCTGCTGTGGCGGCATCCCGGGCCTCGCCCGCCGTGGTGACAGCCGACATGAGGAGCGCGGCGTGCAGCGGGCTCATCAAGCCGCCGCCCGTGTTCGAGGCATAGGGGATTTCTACGCCCATGGCCTCCGTCACGGTGGCGCCCGACGCGTCCGTGCGGCAGGCGTTGAAGCCCAGCCGGCCGCCAGTCGCCGAGATCGCCTTGAACGCCATGCTGCTGCCGTCGATGGCGCCGATGCGCTCCACAAGCGCCGCCGTCCGCGCCGCCTTCCCGGCAGCCGCCTCAGCTGCCTCAGCCGCCGCTTGCGCCGCCTCGGCCACAGCCGTAGCCGCATCAGCGGTGGCCGTAGCCGCCTCGATTCGCTGCTCGTGGCTGGGCAACATCAGGCCTGCCGCCGCGCCGCTTACCGCCGGCAGCACCAGCTCGTGCGACTCCTTCACACTCTCGCCCGACGCGTCCGTGCGGTACACGTCGAAGCGCAGCGCCCCCGCCGTCTCTCCCGCCGTGTACGAAGCGCCCACCACGTCCACCAGCCCCACGCCGTCGACGAGTGCCCGCAGCCGGGCCACCAGCCGCCGCATGTCGGAGAAGTCGGCGTTCTCGGCGTTGATGGCCGTGTAGGTCCCGCCGCTGTCCACCCACACGCCTTTCTCCGCGCGGTAGACAGCCGCCGCCCAGGCCCAGCGTCCGTCGGCGCCCTGCTCCAGCGACGTCTCCACGAGTGCCCACCAGCCGGCCCGCGGGTGCGGATTGGCGGCCTCTAGGCTGTCACGGTCCTTGTACAGGCCCCGGCAGGGCCCCGCGATGTTGCGCGCCCGCAGCCAGCCCTGCACCTCGAGGTCGTGCCCCACGGTGGCCCCGCCGCGCACGCGCAGATCCCCGCCCGCCGTCACGTTGCGGCCGACGGCCAGATCCGTCAATATGTTCTGGGTTATTGTCTTCGCCATCTTGTGCTTACGTTATTTCGGCCGTGGCCAGTTCCATGAGGGCCTTTGCGCGGTCGGTGTCACCGACGGTCACGAGCGTCAGCGCCCCGGCCCGGTAGGTCGCTGCGGTCTTCAGGCGTTCCGGCAGGTCGATGCCGCCGTCACGGTCTATCCGGGGCACGGGGACATACACTCCCCGCGTCACGGACGCGTCCGTTGTCGCGCACGAGTAGAACTCCAGCACGCGCCCCTCGGGCCTGCGCCCGAGCACGCACACCGGACGCTCCGCCGTGCCTCTCACACTCTTGAATCGGCTCCTGCACTTGGCATAGACCGGATCGGTCGGCAGTGTCAGCCGGTAGACGGGCCGCGCCCAGTCCGACATCTCGAACACCACCAGCCGCATGAAGTCGTCGGGCAGCATCACGTAGCCGCTCTCCTGCTCTTCCCAGTGCACCGTCTCGCCGAAGTGGTGCCCGTCCTCGAGCAGCTGTGCCGGAGCCGCCATCGCCACCGCCCGCACCGCCTCCACAAGCTTCGAGCGGATGATGTCGTCCAGCATGAGCGTGTCTGTGTCGCCGATGCCCGTCAAGGACGTGTCGCGCGTGTTCTCGTCCATACAACGCCTGACGTCGCGCACCAGGCGGTCTGCCTTGTATATCATGTGCCTTATGGTTCTATGCCGTCAAACTTGATGTTGTGGGTCATGGCAGCCGCCGTCAGCGCCGCCTTCGTCCGCACCTGCAGGGTGGTGTAGCCGTAGCGCTGTTTCATCACGTCTATCGCGTCGGCCATCGACGCCACCTTGATCACCTCGGGCGCCGCGCCGTTCCCGCCGCCTTCCGCTTCGTTCCTACCGGTCTCCGCGCTGCCCTCCCGGTCGCTGCCCGCCGTGTCCGGGGCCGCCCCGGTTCCGTCCGCTCCGCTGCCTTCGGTGGTCTCCGGTACCGCCAGTTCCATAGTGCCGAGCAGCCCGATGCGCCCGCTCCTGTATTCCGCCGAGTGCTCTATCACCCATTGGTAGTACTTGTTCGCCGTCCTGTACTTCGCGGGCGTCACGCCGTAGGCCGTCATCGAGCCGCCCGTGAAGTGGATCACAAGCGTCACGCTCCCGGCCCTCAGCTGGCACACCCAGTCCATCAGCCCTTCGACGCCGTATGTCTTCTCTGTCATCGTTTATCCTTAAAAGGGGAGAGGCCAGCCGGCACCGCCGGCCGACCTCTCCGTTCTACCCAAATCGTTCTTTAGATTCCGTGATGGTTTTCAGGCTTTTGCCAAGTAGGGTTCCAAGCTTTACTACTCGCCGGCCACGATATAGCCGTTGTAGGGCACCCACTTTCCCTCGGCGTCGCCGTCCTTCTTCACCCATTGCATCGACAGTCCGGCCTGGCCGACGCCCTTCACGTCCTGTGTGAGCTGGTAGACGCGGCCGGGCACAAGCTCGTCGCCTGCGGGGGCAGTGTCCTTGTCCCAGATGACGAACACCGTCGCGCCGGCGTTGCCCTCATCGGCCTCGCCGTCAATCCACAGGTGGCAGGCGCCCTTCAGCGCCAGCGCGTCCCAGACGACGATGCCCTTGCGCGTGGCTTCCTCGCCCTGCACGCGGTCGTTGAACTCATGCTGTGTGGAGTAGATGTAGTGCACAAGGCGATCCTCGCCGATCAGGGCGCCGCTGTTGCTCCAGCCGAGCGTGTCCAGGGTGGGCTCGCGCTTGATGTCGATGTCGCCAAACACGGTATGGATGCGCGTCACGCTCCAGCCGATGGGGTTCGTCGTCACGGCGAGCTTCACCTCGGGGTGCTTCGAGAAATCGATGCACTGGATGTTCTCCAGCAGGTTCTTGCCAGCGAGCAGAAGGGCGCTCTTGGGCACGTCCTCGCCCGTGTAGAACATCTTGGCCAGGGCGATCAGCTTCTCAATCGTCCACTTGCCCGCCTGTTGCAGCTCGCGCACGAACTGCCAGCGGATCCCTTCCGTGAAGTAGACGTACTGCTGACCGAGCTTGGGCACGTTCACCGCCATCTTGCCCGGACGCCCCGCCCACAGCGTGCGGTTGCCGGCGCGCTTGAAGTTCAGGATGCTCTGCTCCGCGATCAGCGCCTGCGAGAAGGGGATGTGCTTCTTCTGGGCGTCGAAGTAGTCGCTCACAATCTGGTTCATGCCGCGCTTTTGCAGGTAGACCAAGTGGGGCTGCGGCACGATCAGGTCGGGATCCACCTCCTTCTGGGTCTCATACATTGAGTTGGCCAGCACCACCACCTCTGAGCCTGCCGGGATGGCGGGCACGGTGCAGGGGCTGGCGGCGTTGGCGCGGGGGCCGTTGACGGCGCGGCACACGGGATTCCCCGTCGTTGTGTCGCGCCCGGTCACGAACAGCATGAGGTCCTTGCCGGGCGTCGCCTTTTCGCCGTCCGGCGTGTAGCCGTCCACACCCTTCACAAGCAGGCAGTGGTATTCGCGGGGTATCTGGTTGTCCTTGCCGTCGAGGGGCAGCACGAAGAAGTTGGACGTGCTCTCGGCCACGGCGCCCACCGTCGACATTTTCGAGCGCTGCTCGTCTATCATGTAGTGCTCCACCTCCGGCGAGTGCACCTTGATGCTCTTCGCCTTCAGCATGAGCGACATCAACGCCGTGTCCTCGCTCTGAAACCGGAACAGTTCCGCGTCGATATCGGGTTCGATGAAATTGCCGGGGGCGATGCCGCCCGTGTTCAGGGCGGCGTTGCTGACGGTCGTCGCACCGCCGGGCACCTGCGTCTGCAGGCCGACGCTGCCGGTCGAAGGGGTTGCGGGAGCGCCTGTTGCTACGTTTACATTCTCTGACATAATGATTGGTCTGTTTTCTGGTGTTTGTGGATGATTGAACTTTTGGATTGGTATAGGGGGGGGAATGGCCGCGCACCTCAGCGGGCCTCGTCCGCAAGGTCGAACATGCTCTGCTGCGCACGGCGGTGCGGGGCGTTGTGGCTGCCGCCCAGCTGGGGCGTGCCGTCGCCCGCCCGGGGCTTCCGAAGCCGTTCCTCGATTCTCTCGTTGCGGCCCCGTACACGCGCCTCCTCGGCGGCGTTTGTCACGTCCGCGTCGTGGTTCACGGCCTTCAGCGCCAAGTCCATCGTCTCTTCGGTGTACTTGCCCAGTATGGCCTCGTTCGCGATTCTGTTCACAAGGTTGAAGGCTGCGTCCATCTGCTCGTCCGTCAGCCCGCGTGCCTTCTGCATCCGGTCTATCGTCACGATGCTGCCGTCAATGTTACGGTCGTACGTGGTCTCCAGCTCGCGCTCCTTCGCCAGCCGCTCCACGTATTTCTTGTTCGCCTCGGCGTAGGCCTCTTGCTTCTCTGGGTCGTTGATGAGATCCGTGATGCCCTCGATGCCCAGGCGGTTAATGACGGCCAGCCAGGGATCCTTGCCGTTCGCCATGTCCACGAGAAACTGCGCCGACTTCGGGTCCTTTACAAACAGGTCGGTCATCTTCTTCTCGTTGTCCTCGTAGCCCCTGATCCGCCGGTCATACGCGTCATAGTCGTCGCCTATCTGGGAGTACAGGGCCTCGTCGTCGTCCCACTTGCCGTCCGGGTGCAGCCGCAGCAGGCGGGCGATTGTCATCTCGCGCTTCGTCTGGGGCTTTGGGGACTCCTGCGGCCCCGTGTCGCCGCCGCCGGCTGGCGGGCCTGCGGGTGGCGTGTCGCCGGGAGCCTGCGGCGCGTCCCCGGTGCCGTCCAGCTCCATCCTCTTCATTTCTTCGTCGGTCATACCTGTGTGTATTTTTTTGTCTCTTTCTCTTTGTGAGGGCGTTGTGCCAAGTTCTTCCGCAAATTTAGCCGCTCTCCGCGCCCCGCTCACGTTATCTTCAGAACGATGGCGGGTCTTTCGCCGGCAATGTGGCTATTCCTGCGGCGCCGGCACTTCCGTCTGCCCGTCCGGCGCCGGCCCCATCGCCGCGTCCAGCTGCCGCACAGCCGCCATGTCCGCCCCTTGCCGCGCCTGCGCCTGCACGTCCTGCGGAAGTGCCCCGGGCCGCTGTCCCTGTTGCAGCTTCTCTCGCTGCGCCGCGATGCTCTGCAACAGCCTGTCGGCAAACGGGAAGTCGCCCACCTCCAGCAACTGCTCCAGCGAGATTTGCTGCGACTTCCAGATCTCCATGAGGAAGTCGTTGGCCATGGCCCGGTAGGCCGGCGTCGCCGTGCTCGGGATGATCGACAGGTCAAACTCGATGTCATGTATCTTGTCCGGGGCGTACGTCACATGCTTGCCGCTCTTGCCCGCGATGTTGAACACGCGCTCCTTGTCGTAGAACTGCTGGATGTTCTTCACGTCCTTGTACGCCGCGTCCTTCACAAACTCGCCGAAGGTCTCCAGCAGGTCGATCAGCGACGTCGTGGCGTTCTGCGCCTGCTGGTTGTACAGGGAAGCCGACATGCCCGAGTAGCCGGGCTTGCCTTGCAGCGCCCCGTTCACACCCGAGATGTCCTCAAACAGCTTCAGCTGCAACTGCAACAGCTCCTGGATACCGATGTTCGTGGAGTTCGCCGCCACCTGCTGCGGGGCGGGCACGCCGGGCTTCGCGTCGTAGACGATCACACCGTTGAACCGCACCCACGCCCGGGCGAACTCCTCGGGCGTCATGTCCGCCGGGATGCTCGCGCTGGGCACCAGCAGCGCCCCCTTCGCCGAAGACCGCATGATCCAGTCGTACAGCGTGATCAGCCGGTTCGTGTACCGCTGCTGGTCGATCACGTCGGCCACAAACGAGTGCACCTCGCCGTCCAGAAACGGATACGCCCTGAACACGTAGGGATGTGACCGGTGCTCATACGGCGTCTCGCCCTCGGCCAGAATGTCGCCGAACGGCGTCAGGTAGTAGTAGTACCAGTAACTGTCCACAAACCACTCAGCCTCGACAAGCGGCACGTCCGCCGCCGCCATGCCCGCGTCCCGAGCCTGCTGCAGGCGCTCCGCGTTGGGACGCCCCACCAGCTCCTCGAAGTCCTCGGTGTCTATCTTGAAAATGTCGCCCGTGTTGTAGTCGTGGCAGCGGTAGCGCGGCTTGCTCTCCTTGCGCCACACCTCTATCACCCGGCAGCGGCTCTCGTCCCGGGGTGTCAGGAAACCCGTGTCGAGATCCTGCTTCTTGAAGCCGAAGTCCTCGAAGGCCGTGGCCAGCGTCACGCGGTCGCGCGCCGCGCGGTAGATGTCCGCCAGCCGCCCATAGTCCGCCGGCGTCCGCGCGAACTGTTCCGCCATCTGCTCGAACGAGATGTCGTGTATCTCGCCGATGCACGAGCAATCCCAAGTCCTGAAGTCGCGCATGTTGTTGTCCACGAAGAAGTTGTTGGGCTGCACATAGTCCGTCCAGCACTCCATCTTGTCCTGCCGCCACCCGTACCATTTCCGGTGCACCACCAAGCCGCTGATCAGGAACTCTTCCATGCTCCGCGCATACAGCTCCCGCATCCGGTTCAGCTGCATGTTGTACTGTAGCACGGTGCTCATCGTCTCGGCCTGCGCCTGCTCGTCGCGGTCGCGGGCGGTGCACGTCGGCTCCGTGTCCTGTGAGCGGTACACACCCACCACGTTGCGCACCAGCCGGCGGATCAGGTTGTTCTTGAGCGGGATGCTGCCCTGCTTCATGATGTACTGCTCCTCGGTCATGCGGCAGCCGTTCACACACACCGTGTCGCCCCACTGGTCGCCGAAGTCGTACCGCTTGCACCGCTCCCGCATCTCCCGGAAACGGTGCATGTTGCAGTAATACGTCTGCGCTTCCAGCAGCACGTCCGTGGCCCGACGCCGGTCATCACCGGCCAGCCGGCCTTGCCTCACCGTGTCCGCCGCCCTGTGGGCGTCTCCAGCCACACGGCTCATTCTGAATAGCTTCGCCATCTTTTCTCAATCCTTGATGCGCAAATATAAGAACCCATTCCGGCATGCCGCCCATATCTTCAGAACGCCGTCCCTCACTCCGCGCCTATCGCCGCTATCTGGTCCAGGGCCATACGCCGCAGCTGACCGGCCATCGCGTCGAAGCTGCCGCCCGTCTCGTCCTTCCGCCGCAGCGCCCGCGCCCGGTTCAGCAGCATCCCGGCTATCTTCAGGCGCATCTCAGTCCCGCTGTCCAGATACCGGTAGTGCAGCGGACGCGCGGGATAGCCGGCCCGCTTCTCCTCGGAGAGCTTGCCGAGCATCATGCCACGCACCCTGTCGCTGGCCAGCCCCACGGCCTCCTGCTCCGCCTCGCTCGTCCCGGCCTCCTTCTGGAAGTCCCTCAGCGGCGCCATCGCGTCCTGGAACGGCTTCATCACCCTGTAGCGCTTGTAAGCCTCTGTCTCCATGTACGCCGCCAGCTGCTCCCGCGCCTGGCCGTCACCCCGGGAGATGCGCGAGCGGTAGTCACCAACGTTGTCGGACACCTCGCCGTACTCGTTCATGTACTTGAAGTAGGCGTCCCGGCTGGCCTTCTCCTTCGCCCGCTCGTCTATCTTGCCCACAAGGCGGTTCTGGAGCGGCACGTCGCGCAGGTCAAAGTCACGCAGTCCGGCGGCGGTTGCCGCGTTGTTTAGCAGCTGGAGCGGGAACTGCCCAAGATATCCACTCGCCAAGTGCCCCATGATGGCAGGGTTGATGTTGACGAGCCCCTGCCGCGTCTCGTCGCCGCCCGTCAGCTCGTTGGCGCGTTTGCAGGCCTGCACGAGTATCTGGTTCGTCGACGGGTAGGCCTTTTCCCAGCCCGGACGCCGTTCGAGGTACGCGCCCGGGCGGTAGACGGGCTGCCCCGTCCAGTCCTTGTTGAGGGCCGCCTCCGCCACCGGCCTCGCCATTGTGGGCACCCACGCCATCAGGGCCCCGCCGTCCTCCATCATGTCCACCGGCAGCAACTGCGACAGCAGGCTGGCCACCGCCGCCGTCAGCTCGCCGCTGGACATGTCCTCCTTGCCGATCAGCACGCTCATGGCCAGCTCGCCCAGACCGTACATCGCGCGGTCTTCCACGCTCAGCGGGATCTTGATGTAGCGGTCGCCGCCGTATACGAAGCAGACATGGCTCCGCCTTATCGCACCGGGGATGCTGTAGTAGCCGCCCTCCCCGTCATCGTCGTCGCCGCCGCCGTCGAAGAGAGCCATGAGGGCCATGTTCGCCCCGAGCAGGAAGGCGCTCTTCATCGCGAACTTCCATGGGCCGCGCTTTGCCGCCCGCAGGTTGTTGGCCATGCCCTGCATGCCGGCGTTGAAGAAGGCGATGAACGAGCGCCCATAGGCGCTGACCGCCGCCGCCGTGTTGCCGGTTGCCGTCTGCCCCTTCGCACCGAAGAACGTGCCGCCAGCTCCCTTCTTGTTGAAGTTTACCGAGATTTCCTTGGCGTCCCACACCGAGCGCCCGACGTCACGCCCCATCTGCCGGCTCGTCAGGTAGGCCGCAAAGCGCGCCGTGTTCTCAACAGACCGGTTCACCAAGTCCCATTGGTCAAACAGCATGTGCAGCGCCGCGCCCACCGGCACACGGTTCCTACGCACCGTCCGCATGATAATCTTGCGCTGGTTGTCGATGTCACGCTGGATGGTGTACCCGGTCTCGCCGCCCTCGTGCATGAACTCGTGGAAATATTTCTCGACGGGCTTGCCCATGTCGAGCGTCCCCCTCCGGTACTTGTGGAACAGCGCCCGCAGGGCGGCGGGGTTGTACTTCGCGCAGTTGAGGTTGAACCGCCGGGCGTACGCCGCGCTCTCCTTCACCCACACCGTGCTGTTGGCGTACTGCATGTCGCGGATGAAGTTGCCCATCACGAACGACGGGTTGCGCTGCGTGTACCACTGCGACATCGCGCGTGTCACGTAGCCCGCCACGTTCGCCGCCGCCTGCAGCAGCTTGCCCTCGATGGAGGAGGGGTTACTCAGCCCGTTCAGCGCCTGCGCCGCCCGGGGGCTGCCGTTGACGGTCAGCACGAAGTCGCGCCCGCCGCGCCTGACGATCACCTGGTGCTCCCGCATGTCGCCCGGCCTGATGATGTACGGCACGCCCACGGCGTCCTTGCCGTGCAGGTAGTCCTCTGGTGCCTCCCAGGCCCGCTCCCGCATCGCGGCGTTGAAGTCCTTCAGCTTGCGGGCGACCGTCTCGGCGTCGTCTCCGGCGCCGATGTCGGGGAAGACAGGGTGCCACTGCCCGTCCGCGCCGTCGTAGTGGAGCCACATGTCGCCAACCGTCACAGCGTCGCTCGGGTGGTTGATGGCGAAGTTCATGAAGGCCTGCTTCATCCGGTTGCGGTTTGCCTGCGCGATGCCGGCCTCCGCCATCGCCGCCACCGTGGCCAGGGGGTCGTCGGCCTTCGTGCTGCGGCCCCTGGCCCGTTTCAGGATGTTGCCGCGCTCCAGGGCGTCGCGGTCCTCCAGATAGCCGTACACCTCGTCGCTTGTTGTCCCGGCGAAGCCCCGCAGCGGGATGTAGTGCGCGTACATGCCGCGTATCTCCTCATACCGCGCCTTGTCCAGCAGCCCGGCCTCGTACAGCGTCCGCAGCGTCTGCCCCGTCGCCGCGTTCACCAGGCGCCACAGCTCCGCCGTCTCGTGCGCCGCCTCGAAGCTGGCCACCGCCTCGCGGGCCTTTTCCTCGGCCACGGCCACGGTGTCCGCTCCTGTCAGCCCCGTCAGCCCGGCGTAGTCCTTCTTCCGGTTCTCGAGGTACTGCGCCTCCACGCGCCCGTCTATGTCCTGGAGCCGGTCTTGCAGCTCCTGATAGGCGCTGTCACCCTCCAGTGCGCCGGGGTTGCCGGCGTGCCGGGCCTCGATCCGCGCCAGCTGGCGCTCCGCCTTCTGCCGCTCGCGGGCGAACTTCCGCTCCGCCTCGCGCCGCGCCATCACCTCGTTGCGCTCCAGCCCGTGCTTGGCCATCATGTAGTCCGTCACCCCGCCGTAGTTCCGCTTCCACGCCGCCTTCCGCCGGCCGGCGCCGTCGCCGTACGTCAGCCGGCGCACCTCCTCCAGCAGCGGCGCCATAAAGTCGCGCGTGTACTCGTCCGCCTGCACCTTGTTGGCCGAGCTCATCCTGTTCTCGGCCAGGTACGCGTTCTCGAAGGCCGGGATGTCCTCGATGTGCCGCAGCCCCGTCCTCTCGCGCCCCTCGGCCTTCCAGATGTCCATCATCAGCGTCTTCAGGCCCAGCATGCTGTCCTGCAGCGCCTCCACGCTCTGGTAGGCGCTGCTCGCCACCTGGCGGTCGTAGGCGTCCCGCACGTTCACGCCGCAGCGCTCACGCACCGCCGCCGCGCCCTCGCGCTCCCGCGCCGCGCCGCGGTCGGCCTCCTGGCGCAGGCGCGACGCCATCTCGCCGGCGTCGAGGCCGGATGACGACGGCACAAGCGGCCCCTCCCCGTCGCCGTCGCGGAACAGAATGCCGTCGTCTTCATTTTTTCTGGCCTCAACAGGCGGGTTCCCGAATTTTTCCACTACCTTTGCAGCAGAGGAAAGCTCTTGGCTAGTTGAGGCTTCCGGGATACTGCTCTCGGAGAAGTGCAGATAGCGGAGAGCTTTTTCTTTGTTTATATAGGTGGCATAACCCTTATTTATCCAATTCAATACATTGTTTTCGCCTTTTCCGAATACAGACGAGACGATATTGAATTCAATATCAGCCCCATTTTCCCCCAAGGTGACAGCAACCATTATATGATTCCCTTGAGAACGGCTCTCGGTAAGTATTGTGCGGTTCCCGTCCTTCTGATAATTGTCAAACACCGCGACCGGATCAGCCACGGCGCGCGGCAGGTCTCTGAGCTCACCGAGCGTGAAGCCGTGCTTGCGCATCTTCTTCATCACCTTGTTTCCGTACAGCTTCATCGGCCTGTCCTCGACCCCAGCCGAGCGCAGCACCGCCGATGGACGGCCCAGCGACAGCGTGACCCTGTCGGCGTTCTCCGCCGTCAGCACTGAAAGCCTGTCATTAAACTCGGCATTGATCTCCGCCAAGCCTTCCCCGACGTCGCGGAACAGGACGCCGGCGCCGCCCTCATTTTTCTCACCACCAACAGGCGGGTTCTCGAAATTTTCCACTACCTTTGCCGCAGAGGAAAGCTCTTGATTGCTTGAGGCTGCCGCGATTGGTGCGGCGAGGTGCAAGTAATTAAGGGCTTTTTCCTTGTTGATATAGGTTGCAAAGCCCTTGTTTAGCCAGTTGACGACGCTGTTGCCCGTCTTACCGAAGATGCTGCTCACAATATCGAAATCGGCATCTATGCCTTTCCCTATCTCTATTGTGACAAGGACATTGCCTTGCGCGGTGTGTAATTCTGTAAGGACGGCCCTATTCCCGTTTCTGCCATAATTGTTAAATACCGCTATCGGATCGGCCAAGGCCTGCGGTAAATTTCGCAGTTCTGAAAGACTGAATCCGTGCTTCCGCATTTTCTTTGCAATCTTACTGCCATACAATTTAATGGGTCTGTCATCGATGCCTCCGCTTACCAATATGGAAGAGGGACGGCCAAGCTCAAATACTTGCCCTTGTATATTCTCATTGGAGACTTTGGCCAGCTGCTCGTTGAACCGCGAGTTCACCGACGCCATGTCCCGCGCCGGTTCCGCCACGCGGCTTTCCCGCGGCCCGTCGCCGGCGGCGTAGTCGCCCACACCGAGGCGCGACTGCATCGCCACGTCCTCAGCCACGGCGAACACGTTGCGGTAGCGCCCGGGATCGCGCAGGTTCTCGTAGCTGCGCCAGAGCACGTAGCGCAGCTCGCTGTCCGTCAGCGCACCGCCGCTGAAGCCCGGAAGGCCCAGGTCGCGGAGCATGCCGAGAAACCACTCCTTGATGCGGCGCCACCACCCCTGGCGCTCGGCCCGCTCGAAGTCCGTGTCCTCCGCCAGACCGGCCAGATACTCCTCCGTGGCCGTGCGGAAGTCCCACCCGCGCCGCGCGGCCAGCGACACAATCTCCTGCCGGACATCGGGGGCGGCATGGGAGAGCACATTGTCCAGGAACGTGTCGAACCGCCGCCCGAAGAGCTGGCGCAGCCCATGGTGCGCCACGCCCTCGTGGAGCAGCGTGCGCACCACGTCGCCCACGTCAGCGTGGTTCGGCAGCACGATCACGATCTTGCCCGTCGACAGGTCGTACCACCCCTTGGCCCGCGCACGGGCCCCGGACAGGCCGTCGGCCTTCAGCAGCACCTCTACGCCGTCCAGGTTGAGCCGCGCGGCGAGGGCGGCGACCGCCTCCCGGGCGCGCCGCGTCTTGCGCGACAGGTAGGCCGTCTCAGAGCGGCGCTCCGCCGCCGTGGGCCGCCGCCCGGCGAGATACTTGCCCCAGGGCTCCACCGCCAGGGCGCCGCCCTCCAGCGCCGACACATAGCCCGGATACTTCTCCCGGAAGGCGTCGAGCAGCTCCTCGCGGCTGGCGAACGTGCCGCCAAGGCCCTCCACACGGTAAGCCCGCCGGCCGTCCTCCACCGTCTCCGAGATCGGCAGCCGCTGGCCGTCGGCGAAGGCCGCCTTCTCCCGGAAATGCCCAAAATCCGTTAAATCATCGCTCTCCGACAAAAGTTTCTTGCCCGGATCGTGCGATTTCTCAACACCGTGCAGTAACTTTGCTAGCGGAACATTTCCACTGCTTGTTTTCAAGTACGTATGTCCCATCCCATTCGAAGTGCTTGCAGGCCCAATGTCTGTGAGCACTTCGACGTTTGTGACCTCATAGGTGTATTGGGAGTTGCCTACGCTGGGATTCCTGTTTTCCTTCATCGTCGTCTTGACGCGGTAGACCTCCCCGTCAATTTCCACAGCCCCGTAGAAACGGTGGACAAGCACGTTGGGATTGACCCGCTCCGTCGTGCGCTTGCCTTCCGCGTTCTTCGCGTAGTCCGGGTGCTCCTCGGCCTCCACGCTCTGGCCGATGACCTCCGGCAGGCGGTTGAGCACGGCGATATGCGCCCCGAGGTTGGCACTCTTGTGCTGGGCCGTGGGGTTCATGCTCTCGGCGATGCTGTTGCCGCTGATGGTATAGTCGAAGCGCCGGCCGAAGTTGTCATAGCGCAGTGTCTTCGGTGCGCCGTTGCCGTCCAGGTAGCGGCCCCTGGCGTCGCTCGCAGCCTGCTCCTTGGCCTGCATGGCCGTACCCTTGTACTCATGCCTCGGCACCTCCACGACCTTGACCTCCGCCCCGTTGAGCCCCGGCGCCACCGTCCCACGGCTCTCCACAGCCGCCTCCTGCCGCGCACCGAACGTCGCCGCAGGGTCGCCAAGGCGGAAACGCACGTCCTTTTTTCTCGGATTGAAGCGTTCCGACAACGGTATCACATTCCCCTTGCCATCCCTTGTGACAAGGTCACGGAGCTTGCGGTTGTTCCTTGAGTTGCGGTAGGTGTAGTCACTGCCGTCATCATAGCCCCACTCATTCACGTCGTTGCCGTCCCACCACAGGTCTGAGGCGGGGACGTCCTGCTCTATGATGCGGTATTTCCCCTGCAGGCGGTTTTCACCGTGCATCTCGGCGTACTTCCGGCTCGGAGTGACCCAGTCACCGTTTCTGATGGAACCCTCCTTGATGTCCGACGGCACGGCACGGTAAACCCTCACCGTCGCTTTACGTCCGGCTTTTGCGGCCTCGATGGCCTTGCCTATGGATGCCACGCTCTCCCTACCCTCCGGCGTGCCGTTCACATAAGCCCTGAGGTTGGAAAAGATGTCATCCGGCTGTGGGGACACGCCGGCGGCGATGTCTGTCACATTCACGTCCACATTGTCTTCCTGCATGGCCGCCCTGCGTTCCTCCGCCGTGGCGTAACCCGGGTCTGCGGGGGCTACCCATGCCCCGGCACCCTGATATCCGTCTGAGTTGGCTGCATACCCGTTCCTGCGTGCAGCCTCGTCCACCAGATCGCGCATACGGATTTTGTCTCCCTTTTCCAACGCTTTCGTATATTCGCTGTCCAGAGTGTCCGTATCCATCATTTCAAATTCGCTCTGACGTTTCCTCTTCCTTTCGGCAGCCTCTTCCGCCTTCTTGCGCGCGGCTTCCATCACCCCCCGTTCGGAAAGTTTCCGTTCCACATATTCCTGACGCAACGCTTCCACGTCACCGAAACGCTCTTTCAGCACGGTCTCCACGGGCTTCCATGCCTTCACAAAGGCACCGAGACTTTTATACCCTCCTTCGAGGAGCAGCTTGCGCTTCATTTCTTTCTCGGCCCTTGTAGCCCCTGACAGGTTCTTCTTGCGCATGGCCTCGGCATATTGCCGGACAAGACTTTCATCCAGTCCGGACTCTTCTGCCATTGCCGCTTCCTCCCCATTCTCACGGAAGCGGATGTCATTGTCCCGGGAAGAGAATGTGCCGCGGTTGTCTGTCGCGCTCTTGATCTGGCCGGGAGAGAACACGGCATAAACGGTCGTCGCGCCATCAGTGCCATAGCGGCCATTGTCCACCACGTTGTTGATGATTATGCCGTCATTATATGCCATGGCCTCACGGGCGACATCGTTTGCCGTACGGCCGATGGACGGGTCTTCCTGAATATCGAAATCCTCCATGCCGTGCCCCCCGGCATATTCCTCTGCCTCTGAATAGTCTTCAAACAGGGCGCTTCCGTCCCCCTTGTAAACAGGCTCCCGGTGGCCGTCTTCGCCGACGGCGAGCAGCAGGGCCTTGCCAGCAGCGTTCCCCTGCCAGTCCGCCCCTTCAAAATCATCATACAACGGATCCCTCATATTCAGGAATGTCTCATATACTGACGGATTATCCGTCATAGATCCGTCCCCATCCCGCTTCTCCCCATAAGTGGGACTGTCATTGCTTCCGCTGTAACTGTAGGCCGTAGCCCTTGACCTTGCAAAAAATGCGGTCCCCTCGCGGGCGTCGCTTTCCTTGTCCCCCTGCCGGTCGTCAAAAACAGAGAAATTGCCTGTACGGCTGCCATGGTACACAACAAGCGGCTCGCCGTTCCCATCCACAACCTTTGACGATTCTACTTGCAGGATTGAGACCAACTTCGTATCTTTGCCAGCAGATACAGAGGCATTCTTATCGGCATCAAACGTGGGAGTTAAAGCGTCAATGTTGTCAATAAGAGTGCCTTTTCCTATCTCCGTAAGTGAATGGTCGTAGTATTTGCTTGCACCTTTTACCCCTATCGTAACCTTAGCCGTATAGTCTACACCGCCTATATTCAAACCGCAGACATAGTAACGGTAGCTGTCATACTTGCCGTTACCTTTCTCATTTGGCAGTTCGTCAATAAATATGGAGTTCTCTATCAGCTGAGGTATTACCGCTATTGACTTCAGATGGGCTTCATTGCCCATGCTGTGTGATGTCACTTTCTGCGCACCGTCTTTTCTAAGTTCGATAGTTTCACCTGTATCCCTATTCGTATATTTACCGCGCAGATTGGCTTTAATCCATTTTTGAGCATCGTTACGGTTGAGGTCATATTTGCCTTTATACTCCTCACCCGTAATCTTCACGGGCTTGCTCTTTCGCAGCTTCTCCACACGCAACGCCTTCTCCCAGTCACCGAACCAGTCCTTGAACGCGCGTGTCCTCACCTGCGCCCACTGCCTTCCGGTCAGTCTCGTCGCCTTCCCGTTGGGAGCTTTCATATAAGAGCCGTCAGCCTTCGCCTTCTCGACGATACCGCGCTCTTCCGCTGTCAGACCGTCACCATCACCCCCATCCCCACGGAAGCGAAGGCCGCCATGCCCATCCCTCGGCACACGCTGCGACGGGGTGGAGCCAACGGTTGCCGCTGCGGGCGCTTCTGTCGCCTTTCCCCCTGTCTTGCCGGCGCTCATCCCGGCTCCATGGGTGCGGTCGCGTTTCCTGAACAGTCTCACATCAGGATCGGGCGAAGATTTCCCCGCCTTCCCTTGCCCGTTCCCGCCGTTCTCGCTATCTTTGCCGGCAGAAGAAACAGTGCTTTCGGGAGTAGCTGTGTCATTCCCGTTGCCCGGAAGGGTCTTGCCAGTGTCCGTCGTATTGTCGAGGGCACTGTTTTTCTCTTCATAGGCGGTAAGCAGCCATCTGGCACTTGGCCTTCCAACGAGCTTCTTGCTGACGACAGCGAAGTGTGTGTCTGACTCCAGCTTGATGCGGTTCTCCGTTTCTTGCGCAATGTGCATGCCATCAAGCATTTCTTGCAAGCCGCCAAGCACTTCGGGGTGGTGCTGTGCAATCATTTCAAGCCCGGCCCTGCTGTAGCCCCATACAAGGGAGATGCCACCGCCAATGTCCTTGTGGTGCAGGACATCCGTTGCCTCTCCGCTTTTCTTATCCAATAAGAACGCGACAGCCTCTTGCGGCTTGCCCTTGAATTGGTCGTAGACGGGGCCGAACTTGCCGTAACCGACAGGGATGATTCCCGCTTCCAGCGCGGCGGCAAGCCTTGCCGCCACGCTCGGTTCCCCCCTATGCCGTATATCGCGCACCTCACTGTCATAGGGGCCCTCCTCCACAACGATGGCAGCGGTCTGCACCGTTTTGCCGTCCTTGGTTATCTGCGGTCTCCTCACCAGCCTGATGCGCCGCTCGCCGGGCCCCAGCGCCATATTCTGATTAAATTCAACCGTCGCCTTCATGCCCTCGTCGTATGCCATTCCGGGCCGCAGGGCTTCCCATTCGTACCCCCCGGTCCTCAGCGCGGCCTTCCTCGCCGCGATCTCGGCCTTTTCGGCCTCGGTCAGGACATCCTCGCCCGATAACGCCGCTTTGCTTTCCATCCATAAGAGGATCTTTATCTGCATAAGGGGGTCGTCGCTCTCGCGCAGATTGGCTAGTCCATAGTCCATACGCCGGCGCAGCCTTTCCACTTTTTCCTTATGCTTGACTTGCTCGAATTTATACATGCCATGCATGTACGGAGAAAATCCCTTGACTTCTGTTCCTGTCCCCTCTTCAAAATATTCCTTGCGGACACGCACCACATCATCCTGGCCCTTATATTGCGCAGGATAATAGGCCAGGTAATACACGGCTTTCTCACCATCGTCAATCCATGACGCGCCATGGTCCCTGAATGGCCAGAACAGGTCTTTCTCACTGCTGTACAGCCCCTTGACAGTGGAACTGTCCACTCTCGCGCCGCGCTCATCCACCTCGGTGGCCCAGCCCAGCCTTTTTTTAAGCGCCCTTTCGACAAATGCCTTGAGCTTGCGGACGGTGGCACCGTCAAGCCTGTCATCACCGGCAATCTCGGAATGGGCCGTCTCAAGAAAATCAGCCGCGGAAGTGTAAGGCCTGCCGTAAGGGGGCTCTGCCGCAGCCTCTTCCACGGCACTTTTCCCGGCTTTCCCTTGCCCGTTCCCGCCGTTCTCGCTATCTTTGCCGGCAGAAGAAACAGTGCTTTCGGGAGTGGCAGTGTCATTCCCGTTGCCCGGAAGGGTCTTGCCAGTGTCCATCGTATTGGCAGGGGCATTGCCTGAAGTAACTTTTGGTTCAGACGAATTGATACCGAGCAAGGCAGGCTGACTGCCAGGTGTAGTAGGCCTGTTCGTATCGTTAAGAGGAACTGGCTTCTCGATTTGCGCTGTCGGATGCAAACTGAACCCCTTGTCTATCCACGCTACTTTGCCTTGCCGAAGCAGCGTGGATATCCTTTTGGCGGATTTCTCTTGGTTGGAGATGACAACCTCGTGGCCGTCCTTGCTCACTGTTACGGACGTGAAGTGATAGTAGCGGCTGCCATCCTTTTTCACAAATGCCCTGACAAAAACATAAGCGGACGGCCTTTCCCCGTTCCCGTCCGTTGCAGGGCGTTCGTCCTCAATGATGACCATAGGGTGCTCAAGGGTAGGCTTGACCATGCCGAGCTTTCCGTTACGGCCTTGCTGGGCGATTTTAAGATACTGGTTGTCCCCCATCCTCACCTCCGCAATGGGCGTGGCCACACGTCCGTCCTCACCGAACTCCGCATGCCAGTTCTCCGGAGTCAGTTCAAGTTCGGGCGCGACGGCAGCGCTCCCCTCCATCCAAGCCACAACGCGTCTTGCCTCATCCGGGGAAAGACCGCGTCCGGCCATCCGCCCGTCCTCGCCGGCCCGTCTTCCCGCCTTGGCCTCTTCCGCCGCCACGGCCTGCCGCGCCTTGTCGATCACGCTCACGGGGCTTTCCGCCGGCCCCCTCTTTTGCCCGTCCGGGCCTGCCGGGGCATTGCCGGTCAGGGCCGCTTCTGCCCGCGCCGCCGCGCCATCATCCGCAGCTCTTCCTCCACGCTCGGACGGCCCTGCTCCCGGCGGAGCCTGTTCTCCGCCTGCAGGTGGTTCATTGCCTCGGGGTTCCCCTCCTTGGCCAGTTTGATCTGGGAGAGCCACAGAAGGGCCTCCATTTGCGACATTGCCGTTTCCATTCTTAGCAGGTTTATATTTTATTCCCAATACTTTCTCAATCACCTCCGCAAGCGGATGCTCCGTGGTGTCGGCCTCCTCAAAGAGTGTGGCCCCCACCTTGCCCTGCGCAAGGTCATACATCTGGCTGAACGTGGCCGCAAGCGTCTTCTGCGAGAAGTCCGAAGCCTTGTACATCGCCGCCAGATGCAGCGCAAAGTTACTGAAATTGTCCGCAGGCATGTATGGCTTAAAGCGGTCATCAAGGGCAATTTGGCGCCTGAAGCTTTCCACGGCCCACAGCACATTCTCCATTTTCCTTGCGGCAGCGAAGTCGGCGGTGCGCATGAGCTCGCTGTACGCCACTATGGATGCCTGGATCTCGTGAAGCATCTTCCCGGCGGACGGGGAGTCCATATCCCTGTAGGCCGTCGCGAGGATGGCCCGCTGGGCCTTGGACGGCAGCTTTTCAAACAGCTCCTCCAACTGCTGCGCCCCGCCTTTGAACACGGATTGGTACAGCACCTTCTGCAGGTCGTTCTTGGCCTCGGGCGTGAGGTTGCCCTTGCGGTCAAAGGCCGACTGGTACTGGGTGCTGCTGATGGCGCCGGTCTGGTTCAGCCATTTCATCACCTCAGCGCCGTTGAGGTCAACGAGCTGCCCGAAAGTGGCCTCGTCGTCGGCACTGCTCAGGAGCATGTTGGCGAACTGGCGCATGCCGTCACCCAGCTTCTGCGCCAGGTTCTTCGGCCTGATGCGCTCCACGCCGCCGCTTTCCGTGTCCTGCGCGGTCATCTGCCCAAGGCGGATGGCCTCGGCGTCATCGACATCGAGCATGTTGACGAGAACGGGCTGGCGCATGCCGCGCACGGCCTCAGCGTCGATGCCGAACCGCTCCGCGTTGTCGGTGAGATACTGGGTGTAGGCGGCCTGCTGCTCCGGAAGCCTGCTTTCCCAAAGGAAACGGAGCGCGTCAGAGCGGTTGTTGCCCTGGATGACCTCACCCCGGCTGTTGACGGTCGGCGCCCCGGTGTAGGCTGTCACGCTGCCCGTGATCTCTTCCGGGCGGATACCCTCGGCCATGCGCTGTGCGGCATACCGGCTCACGGCGTCCGTGCGGTTCTTGGGCTGCGCCTCGTCGATGAAGAACATCGGGTTGCGCTGCCCCTGCACGTGGGAGGGCTGCAACTGCGAGGCCTCCATGACAACGACGTGGCCCCTCGGAAGGTCTTTCTGCGAGAACTTGACCGCTATCTCCTTGCCGACAACGCCCCGCACCGGCTCCTGGCGGGTGAACAGCTGGCCGCCGTAACGGCGGGCGCCGCGCTTGCGGGCGTCCTCCGGAGCGTCCATGTGCCATTCGGGCATGCCCTCCAGCCTGGGTGCTTCCACAGCTGCCGCCCCGGCGGCCCGCGCAGGGCCCGTGGGCGAAGATTTCCCCGCCTTCCCTTGCACGGTCGCGGCAGACTCACTATCTTTGCCCGTAGAAACGTTGCCGGGTGTAGGAACAAGGTCCGACCCCTCCCTCGCGGGAGCCTCAGTTAAGGACCATTCAGAACTGAGGGGCAGTTTCTCGTTGATATGCAGGACATTCCCGTTCTGCATATCTTTTTTTATGTCCCTCGCTTCCGCCTCATGGCTGCTGATGGACACCTCCAGTCCGTCCCGGCGCACCGTCACAGACTCAAAATGCACGACACGGCTGCCGTCGGGCTTGGTGAAACTCTTTATGAACAGGTATTTTGAGTCGCGCTCCGCCCCTTCCGACGGTGCGGGCTTCTCGACAATGACATCCGGATTCTCAAGCGTGGGCCTGATCATGCCGAAATAGCCGCTCCGCCCTTTCATAAACAGCTTCGCCAGCTGGTGATCGCCCATCTTCACCTCGCCGACAGGTGTGCCGACCCTGCCGTCCTCGCCGAACTCCCTCACCCAGTTTTCAGGGGTCAGTTCCAGCTCCGGAGCCTCTTCGGCATCGGCCTCCATGGCCGAAAGCAGGACATCGGCCTGCTCCTCCGTCAGGCGCTGTCCCGTCCCCGTGACGCGGCCATCTGCCGGCGCCGCGCCGGTTTCCGGCCCGCCGGCTTGGCCGTTAGGCGGATTTGCGCTAACTTTGCCGGCAGATATTGGTTGGGGAGAATTCCCGCCTCTGTCAGCAGTTTCACCCTCAGCAGCTTTGGCTGGACTGCCAACAACTCCAGCAGCGCCGGTGCTTGCGCTGCTCCCCACTGTGGGTTCGGGCCAAGCAATATCGTTTTTATCCGTGTATTTGCTCTTGAATATGCCTCCGCTGTTCACGTTCCAGTACGTGCCGTCGTGTGAAAGCTCCACATAGAGCGTCCTTTTGTGCTTTTCATCATGAAGCTCAAGCAACATGTACGTCCGGTTGTTTCGCCGGCTTCGTCCTATGCGGATTTCCTGATAATTGCGGGCGACGTCTTCCACGAACTCCTCAACGGATCGGTACCCAGCCTTCAATATCTGTTCTCCATGGCCCGCCTTGATGTGCTCAAGGCCATAGCCGATGTTGCCGCCTTGCCCGTCGGCCCTGTTGAATCCCTCGCTGAGCCTTATAGGAGCCGGTTGCAGCCCGCTTTCCTCACGCACTTCCCCGAAAGCGGTTGTCCCGTCGGATGATTTGACGAAGGGGTAGCCGTTTCCGTCTGTCTCATTCGGCCCTGCCGAAGCATTGTCTGCCTCCGCCGCATCAGTCTGCGCCGCTGTCCCTGACGGCTGTGCCGCCGCTTCCCGCGCCTCCGCCGCTTCCGCCGCGCCTACAGGCTCGCCGTTGCGGTGGGTGAGCGTGCCCAGGCCGCGCACCCCGTCCGCCGTGAGGCGCTCCACGCGCTCCCGCCCGCTTCCGTCGGTGATGAGCACGTCCATCTGGCCGTCCGTGTCGGGAACGCTGGCAACCTCGGCCCGCACCGCGCCGCCGTCCGGCCCCGTGAAGTCCAGACGGTCGTTGAGCTCCAGAGGGACTTCGGGCGCCGGAATCCCCGCCTCGGCGGCGATCTCCTGTCCCGGCACCGCTGTCGCCGCATCTTCCGCAACCGGAGCAGCCGGAGCGGCCTGCGACACTGTCGCCGCGTCTTCCGCCACCGTGGCTACCGGAGCCGCCGCCGCCGTTTCCGAAGCCGCGTCTTCCGCCACCGGAGCAGCGGTCAACACCACAGTCGCGCCGTCTATCTCGGCGGCCTCCCGCCGCGCCGTGCGCTCACGCGCCTCGGCCTCCAGCCGTTCCGCCTCCCCATCGAAGGGCACAAGCTCCCCGACCGAGCGCACGCGCCGCGCCGGTATCATCTCCAAGCGGCCCGTGACGGGGTCGGCCACAACGAGCGTCCTGTCGCTCATCTCCGGGTCGAGGTTGCCCATCCTCAGCCGCCGCAGCAGGCTGTCGATGGAATCCTCCCCTTCCCAAGCCGGGCTGCGGTGTTCGGCGGCGCGGCCGCTGATCAGGTACACCTGCCGCCCGTCCTTCAGCGTGAGCGGCTGCAGGTGGCCCCCGTCGCCGCCGTAGGTCATCCGCCGCAGGTCTTGCCGCGCCGCCGCCGCCGCATTGTCCATGCGGTCGCGGGCACCGGCGAGCAGGCCCTCATAGGCCGATGCCGCGTTGAAGAAGGTCACAGCCGCCCGAAGCCGCCCCTTGTCGCCGGGATGCCCGCGGCGGATCCGCTCCAGCTCGGCGCCGGCGTCCGCGTCACGGTACCACGCCAGAGCATCAGCCACCGTGGCGTCCCGCTTCCCGGTGCGCCCGGCCATGAAGGGGAGGGCCAGCGCCTCGAAGTCTGTCAGGATACCGGCCTTCTCGACCGGCGTACGCGCGTTGTAGCCCGCCATGAAAGAGGCATTGGCCGTGGCGGCCTCCGGACGCCCCTCGCCGCTGCGTGCCGCCGCCATCTGCCCCAGGTTGAAGCCCCGCAGGCGCAGCAGGCGGTCGGCATAGCCGATGACGGCACGCGCCTCCTGCACGTGAAGGGGGGCGCCCTCCAAGGGCCTCACCCCGCCACGGGTTTCCTCAATCTTCCCATTGGGCTTTCCCGTATGGAGGATGCGCGTCAGCGCCTCGCCCAGCCCATCGTTCGTGGCCGTGTCCAGCGCCTCGCGGATGGGATCCCAGCGTTCGGGCGTCAGCTGGCTGCGCCCCACGATGTCCGCCCGGTCGAGCGCGTGGCTGTAACGAGTGTACTGCACCGCCTGGCGGGCTTCGGCGCCGGCGCGCGCCATCACCGTACCACCGGCCATCACACCCATAGATAGGGGGACGCCAAGGACAATGTCGCGCTGCGTCTCCCACTCCGCCAGGTCTGAGAGCCTGTTGTCTCCCACGAGGAAGGCGTTCAGCGCGATGCCGAGCTCCTCCTCGGCCATCTCGCCCAGCACGCCGTTCTGGCCCATGGCCCGCATGCCCCGGTTGACGGCCCGCATGAAACTGCCGTCCGAGACGCGTGTCACCCACCGGCTTGCCCGCCGGAGCCCCAGACCGGCGAGCGTCCGGGACAGCCCCGGAATGTGCGCCCCGGCAAACTCCGTGAAGTTTTCCACCATCCCCGCCGTCACCGCCTTCGCGATGGCCTTGCCCCAGCCGTCACCGCCGGAGAACGTGAAGTTGCCGTCCCTGTCCACGGAGAGATCCCCCGCCTTGCGCCGCACGGCGTCCGCCGCCGTGCGCGGCAGCTGTACGGTGGCGGACATAGCGTAGCCCGCCACCACGTCGGAAGCCGCGATGCCCGTACCCTTGACAAAGCCGTAAGCGGCCTTGGAGAGCGCCTTGCCGGCCGCTGCCCCGACCCGGTTCCGGACAGCCCGGCCAACAGCCGACGTGACCGCCTTGCGCGCCAACGTGACCGCCTTGCGCGCACCGGCGGAGCGCATGGCACCCATACCGCCGGTGGAGAGGAACTCGGCGCCGAAGACCACAGAGTTGAACGCCATCTCGCCCATGCCGTATGTCCACTTCAGTTCCTCCGAGGCCTTCGCCCCGGCCGCCGTGTGGGCCTCGAGCCCTTCCAGCGCCGCCTTGCCGGCAGCCGTCGCCGCCCTGCCGCCTTTCAGGCCCTGTGACGCCCCATAGGCCGCCATCATCGAGCGAAGCTCTTTGACACTGAGTGGGTCGCGCCACCACTTCCGAGCCGCGTCGGCGAATCCGGCCACGACACCCGGGCCGTCGCCCTTCGCGTTCACGCGCTCCAGCGTGCGCAGGGCTTCCGTGTTCATATCCAGCGCCGCCTTCAGCGACTGGAGCTCACCGTCCTGTGCCTCGTGCTGCTGGCCGGCACCCACCGGGTTCATATAGCCGGCGAGCACGGCCGCCTTCTCCTCCGCCGTGCCGTGCTTCATCGCTTCCTGCTGGGCCGCGCCCAACTCTTCCCGGCGGGCCTCTATCTGCCGTTCCAGTCGCGCCTGCCGACGCGCCAGTGTCTCCATCCGCTGTGTCACGGTCAGCCCCTCCAGCGACTCGGGCCGCAGCGCGTCGGCAGCCGCCGCCTCGTCCATACGCTTCTCGGAGAGAGAGCCGTCCAGATCGCCCAGATAGCTCTCGGTGTCCAGCGGCATCGTGCCCGTCTCCATGAGCGTCCGCGCCCGCCGGGTCTTGTTGCGGTGATATCGCGATCCGAGACCCTGGGCCACCCCGGGCGCCTCTTCCTGCCCCGCCTTGCCGGAGCGCCGCCCATCCGCAGCCTGCGCCACGGCGGCCATGCCGTCCTTCGGGGCGTTCCTCACACTTTCGGGGACATACGGCGAGTCCGCCAGCGCCGCTTCCGTCGCCGCCTTCGGAGCGCCACTGGCGTCCAGCCAGGGCAGCGGCGACGCCCCGGCGGGTGCCTTCCCCGATGGGCGGGCCGTACCCCCGCCGCCAACTGCCGCCGTACGCTGCGCCGCGATGCCCTCGCGCGTCCGGTAGCCGATGCCCACCGCGAAGTCATCATAGCTGCCCATGTCGTACTTCCCGCTCATCGCGTCGTACACCGCCTTGCGCGATCTGTAACCTGCCGTGCCGCCAGCTGCCATCTTCTTTACGAATGTGCCGAAACTGCCCATGTCATAGTCCTGGCTCATCGTGTCATATATCCTTTTCAGCGCGTCGTTTTCCATTGTTCCTCGTCCCTTCTCCTTGTCTGTGCCGTCAATAATTGAATTTCTGCTTGCCCCTTCGGGAGGCCGTGCCCGGCATCCCACCGCCGTGTCCCGTGCCCGGTGTCCGGCCTGTCTGCGGTGCGCCGACGCTGCGGTCGAATGCCGCGATGGCCTCGCCCACCTGTCTCTGCAGTCCCGGTTCATAGTTTGCGGTGAGCAGCTGCCGGATCACGCTGCGGGCCGTGATGCCCTGGCCCTTGGTGTTGCTGCCCCCAAGCAGGTTGATATTGGCCTTCATGCTGCTGGTGGCATCCTCAAACAGTTTTTTCGCGCCCTGCGAGTTGCTCTTCTCCACAATGCCGCGCAGGTGGTTGAAGAGCTGCAGCGCCTGACTGTCGTCGTTCCACGTCTGGTTGCTCACGGCGTAGTTGCCCAGCAGGGTCTTCCCCTGCCGCTTCTGGCTCCCGCCGCCGTCGCCACTCCTCCCGTCGCCGGACAGCGCCCTGACGCCCTGCGCGTGGTTCTTGAAGGCGCCTTGCTGCGCCTGGTTTGTCCGCGCGTTGAGATTTTTCATCTCGGCACTGTGGCGTTCCGGGGCAAACTGCGCCTTCAGTCGCTCGTTCTCGGCCTTGTATTTCTCAGTCGTGATCTTGCCGTCCATCAACTGAGCGTTGAGCCATGACGCCACACGGTCACGCTCGTTCTTGTCCAGCTTGAGCCCGTTGTCGAATTTCCGCTGCGCCTCGCCGTCAAGGTAGGACTGCAGCTTCAGCCGCCAGCCACGTTCCTGATCCTCCAGATTGTAGAGGTTCTGGGCATATTGCAGCCGCGTCCGGTCGTGCGTCTGCCGCGCCGCCTGGGCCCGTGCCGTACGCGCCTCGCTCACCGCCGTAAGGCTCTTGGCTGGATTGTAGGTGTCCGCCGCCCCCCTCGTCGTGAAGTAGAGGTTGGAGAGGGCGTTCGTCGCGTCCGCGATGCCGCTGATGACGCGCTCCCGCCGTTCCCGCCTCTGGCGCAGCCGGGCCTCCTCCGCCGTTTCCGGCGCCGTCGCTGCGTACTCCTCCCGCAAGTGTTTGAGCAGCTCGCCGTAGGTGCTGCCGTCGAACTTACGGGCATACCGCTCTGCCGGCATCGGCACACCTGGCTTGACACCACCTTGCGGCTTCAGGGCCGGTGGCTCGACAGTTCCCAGCGGCTCCTCCGGCACGACCGGCACTGGCGCCGCGCCGGTGCTTGGGCCCGTTGTTGCCGGAGCCGCAGCAGGAGCCGCCGCTGTAGGGGCAGTGGCCGGCGCCACTGCCGCACCGCCCGCTTTCGGCGCCCCCGCGTTCACAGCGGCCCCTGTGTTTACCGTAGCCGGCGCGTTCGCTGTAGACCCTGCGTTCACACCAGCCGTCACGTTTGCGGCGCTTCCAGTATCCGTCGCCGCCGCATTCACTGCCGCTCCTGCGTTCACACCTGCCGCCCCCGCCCGCTTCTTACGGGCCGGAGCCGCCATCAGTAGCTCGTATGTCGTCGTCATGCCGTGATGTTTTCCTATACGGTGAACCCCAAAAAACCGGAGCCGTTCTTCCCCGCCTTCTTCTCCCCGAGGGCGTCCTCGAGCCCAGTGGCAAGCTGGCCGCCGGCCTCCGCCAGCTTGCCCGTCGCCGACGCGGTGTTGGCCGCCCGCTCCGCGTCAAGGCCCGCCCGCTGCGCCGCAAAGCCACGCCGCTCCGCCTCGTACCGATCCTCGACGGCGTCCTTGCGGCCGGCCGCGGCGGCGCTGATCCGCCCCACGGCGTCCGAGTAGAGGCTGTTGTTCGCCGCCATCACCTGCGCCGTCCGCGCGTCAGTGCCGCCCATGACCGCCTGCGTGCCCGCCGCGTCGCGGTTCTGGGCCCTCATCCTCTCGGAAGTCAGGCGGAGCAGCTCCTGCGCGTCGGCGCGCTGCGTCGCGTCCTCGTTGTAGCGGCGGTCATAAAGCGACCGGCTGTCGTCCTCCTGCGCCTGCAACGCATTGCGCCGCTTGCGCGCCGCCCTGGCCCCGGCAATGCCGCCGGAGATGCCGCCAATCACGGAAAGGCCGGCGCCAACCAATGTTCCAATCATATGCTCGTCTCAATTTAGAAATGGTTCCGAAGATATTCTTCAGCCGCAAATTTAACGGCGTAATTTTGCCGGAGAGCCATATCTTCAGAACGGCAAAAAATAAAAACGACAGAACCACATGAAATGGGAAAAAGGACAGTCCGGCAACCCCGCCGGCCGCCCCGTCGGGGCGAAATCAAGGAAAACGCTACTCAAGGAGAAAATCGTCGATAACATCACCACACTGGAGGGCATCGCCAACCTCATCGGTGACTACACCAACGGCGCCCCCTCGTCGGCGCACTCACTGGCCAGCGACTTCAACGACCCCTCCATCACGCCCAGGGACCGCCTGCTTATCGCTGAGAAATTCTGCCAGTACGTCTTTCCCAAACGCCAGTCCTCCAACGTCGACATGAACGTGGCGGCGGACACCTCCCTCGCCAGCCGCCTTGCCAGCCTCGCCAAGGACGACTGAACAAGCAAAAAAGCACACGCAGACACATGAACATCGAAATACCCTTCCTCGGACACACCAACACCCCCTCCGACCTCCTGTGCAAGGACGGGCAGGCGGCCCTGTCCATCGGCCTCATTCCCGAGAACGGCGCCATGCACCCCGTGCCGCGACCCGGCGACACCCCCGACACCGGTTTCCTTATGGGGCTCGGGCCCGGCATGCGCGTCGTCTGCATACACCGCACCGCCGAGTACCGCCACCTCATCATCCTCGAGGAGAACGAGAACGGCACCCGCTTCTGGTGGGCAGACCCCGACAGACCCGGAGACATCCACGGCAACGTCAGCCTCTTCGCCGGCGGCGACACCGCAGAGGAGGCCTACACTCCTGTCGCCATCGGCAACACGCTCATCCTGCTCACCTCGTTGCGGAAGATCTACTTCCTCTGGCGTGGCGAGGACTACGCCCGACTCGGCGACAGCCTGCCGGACATTCCCCTCAGCTTCTCGCTCAAGGCCAGCCAGAAAGCCTATGAGGGACGCGCCGTTCTGGAAGCCCGCCACGTCAACGACGACAAGTCCCTCAACTCCGACGGCGTGACAGCCGTCATGGCCCTCGCCAATAAGGCCGTCGCCGACATCGCCGACGACGGGCGCTTCTCGCAGCCCTTCCTCGTCCGCTACGCCCTGAGACTCTACGACGGCACCTTGGCCTGCCAATCCGCCCCCATGCTCATGGCCTGCACCTCCGGACAGAACCCCGTGATCTACCGCGACAACTGGGACGAGAGGCCCGGACACGGCAACGAGGCTTACGACTACCACGTCAAGGCCTTCGGCTACACCCTCACGGCCATCCTCGACCCCGGCGTGTATTCCGACCTAGCTGATGGCGGCCTCGACATGTGGAAGGACATCATACGCGCCGTCGACATCTTTGTCTCCGCCCCCATCTACACCTACGACCAGGGCCTGACCCGCTACGACAACGACCAGTACGAAGAGGGGAACACCTGGGGCGAAAAATACAAAGAGGAACGCTGGCCACTGCCCTATGGCGTCTACGACAACAGCGGCCTCGGCCTCAAGGACGGGGACGCGGACATCAACAGGGCGAACTGCCGCCACAGCCTCCTGAAGGAAATGGGAATCCAGCTGCTGGAGCCGGCCCCCGACAACAACTACTACTGCGTGGCCCGCGACGTGGCCCTGAACCGCACCGCCACGGCCATCGCCGACGACATAAGGGCGGCCAGCACGTTCTACCTCCTCAAGAGCCTGTCCCTCGACAGCGACGGGCGGGGTGAGGGCGCTCTCGGCTACGTCAACGACCTCACCCCCGGGCGCGGATACCTCGCCAGCCTCGCCAACCGCGAGGCCATGACAGACGACTACCGCTCCCACGACGCCATCATCGCCCGGCGTGGCTACGGGTTCAACGGGCGCCTCAACCTCGCCGGCGTCTCGCGGCGCCTCTTCAGCGGTTTCCCGCTCTCGGGCATGGCCCAGCTCACCGGCGGCACGGACATGGACACCGGCGCCGCCGTCCACGTCTTCTTCAGCATCACCGAGGGCGGCAAGGACATCGTCACACAGGCCCCCGGCCTCTCATACGTCTACGCCTACAGGGGTAAGGACGGCAAGACCCCGGATCCCGCCGCGCCGGAAGGCTTCGACGAAATCCTCTCCCGCGCCCCCGTGCTCTACCTGTTCTATCCCAACCCCGCCGCCCGCAGCGCCATCGTCGTCGTCGAATATGACGGATACCGCCGGAGCTACACCGTCCCCCTCAAGCGCCACGCCACCCTCTTCGGCGCCTACTATTTCAACGGTTTCTCCGGCATGGCGGCCGATAGCGATGTGGACAAGAGCGACGTCGTCAGAAAGGTGGATCAGTCCACCCTGTTTCCCGACAAAGTCTCCGGTGACGGGGAACGCACCGTGCCCGCCCTCAACAGCGTCTTCACCTCCGCCGTCAACAACCCCTTCAGCTTCCCCGCCGCCGGCGTCAACGCCGTCGGTACCGGTGAGGTGCTCGCCGTCTGCGCCGCCGTCCGCGCCCTCTCGCAGGGACAGTTCGGACAGTTCCCCCTCTACGCCTTCACCACCGACGGCGTCTGGGGACTGAGCGCCACCGCCACCGGCGACTACGCCGCCGTGCAACCCGTCACGCGCGACGTCTGCGCCGACCCCGACGGCATCTGCCAGCTCGACGGCGCCATCCTCTTCCGCACGGCGCGTGGCGTCATGCTCCTCGAGGGAAGCGCCACAACGTGCTTCACCGAGGATCTCGACGACCTCGACTACCTGCCACCGCAGGCCCTGCCCGCCTACGGCCGCCTGCTGGCCATCGCCGGCTACCCCGGGGACGCCGTCACCGCCGCCCCCTCCTTCCGGGTCTTCCTCGAGAGCGGCGCCCGCTGCCTCTACGACTACGCCCACGCCCGTGTCGTCCTCTACTCGCCCGCCTGCTCCCTGGCCTACGTCCGGAGCCTCCGCGAGGCCGCGTGGGGCATGGCGGTCACCGACATCGCCTATGGCCTCAACAGCTACCCCGGCGCCCTCGCCGTCACACACCCCGCCCCCGACGGCACGCGCCGCATTGTCGACTTCTCCTTCCAGCCGCCAGCCGGCGCCCGCGAGCCCGGGCTGCTCATCACCCGCCCGCTGAAACTCGGCGCCCCCACCGCCCTCAAGACCCTCCGCGCCGTCATCGCCCACGGCTTCTTCCGCAAATCCTCCGTCCGCCTCTGCCTCATGGGCTCCCGCGACCTCCGCGACTGGTTCGTCGTCGCCACCGCCGACGGCCCCGAGATCCGCGCCATCGGCGGGACGCCCTACCGCTACTTCCGCCTAGCCGTCATCACCGGCTTCGCCGCCGACGAGAGCCTCCAGTCCTTCGCCGCCAGTTTCCAGACCCGACAGGCCGCAAGGCTGCGATAACACCCGCAATCGACATGGCCAGACCGGAAATCGCCGACATCATCCGCGAGAACGCCCGCCGCAACGGCACCCTCTCCGACGACGGCTTCCACCCCGTCACCGGACAGGGCAGCGTCGGAGAGCGCTTTCGCCTCGTCCTGCCGGATTTTCCCATACCCGAGCAGTGGCTGCCCCTCTCCATGCGCGACGTCCCCCTCGTGCGCGCCATGGCACGGGCCGGCACCCTCGAAGCCTTCATCAGGGAGAGCCTCGGCGCGAAGCCCGACCCCGCCGCCATCGACGCCGTCTGCGACCGCTTCTACCGCCTCCGCGCCCGCCACGACTTCCCCTTCTGGGCCGCCACCGCCGTCTACATCAAGGACAAGGAGCCCGGTCGCCCCGACTGCCTCTTCCGCCTCAACGCCCCACAGCGCCGCTATGTCGCCGGGCTCGAGGCCATGCGCCTAGCCGGCGAGCCCATACGCGTGTGCATGCTCAAGGCCCGGCAGTGGGGCGGATCCACATGCACCCAGATCTACATGGCATGGCTGCAGCTCGTCCTGCGGCCCAACCTGAACAGCCTCATCATCGCCCACGTCAGCAGCGCCTCCGCCAAGATCAAGGCCATGTACCGGAAAATGCTCGACGCCTACCCCCTTGTGCTCCTCCACGACCCCGGCGACGCCTATCCCGCCAACGAGAAGAAGCTCGTCTGGGAAGGGGGCAGCGACACCACCCAGCGCGTGCCGCAGCGCGGCTGCACCATCTCTGTCGGATCGTCCGAGAGTCCCGCCTCCTCCCGTGGCGGCGACTACTCCCTCATTCACATCTCCGAGATCGGGCTCTTCACCGACAGCGAGAAGATACACCCCGCCGACCTCATACGCGCCGCCACGTCTGGCGTCCTCTACCGGCCACTCACCATGATCGTCTACGAGAGCACCGCTGACGGCATCGGCACCTTCTTCCACGGCGAGTACACCGCCGCAGCAGCCGGACAGTCACAGTTCAGGCCCTTCTTCGTCCCATGGTTCGCCATCGCCAACTGCCGCCTGCCCTTCGCCAGCGACGCCGAGCGCGAGCGCTTCGCCGAAAGCCTCCTTGCCGCCCGCGACCGTGAGGACATGCCATCCGAACGCGAGGAGCCCGGACGCTACCTCTTCTGGCTCTGGACACAGGGCGCGACCCTCGAGGGCATCCACTGGTACGTCTCCGAGCGCACCAAGTATGCCGCCCACGCCCAGATGGCCGCCGAGTTCCCCTCCAACGACATCGAGGCCTTCGCCAATGCCGGCCACGCCGTCTTCGACCCCATGCTCGTCGAGCGCCTGCGCCCAGCCTGCCGCCCCCCGCGATCCACCGGCGACGTCACCGGCCTTGCCGCCGAAGGCAAGCAGGCGCTCAAGGGACTGCGCTACGACGCCGACGGCACCGGCCTCCTCGCTGTGTGGGATCACCCCGAGACCGGCGGTGACGACTTCGTGGCCAACCGCTACCTCGCCGTCGTCGACGTCGGCGGGCGCGGACACACCGCCGACTGGAGTGTTGTGGCCGTCTTCGACCGCGTCCTCATGCTCGACGAGGGCGGCAAGCCCGCCCTCGTGGCGCAGTGGTACGGCCATTGCGACATCGACCGCCTCGCTTGGAAAGCCGCCCAAATCGCCGCCTACTACGACAACGCCCTGCTCGTCATCGAGAGCAACACCCTCGAGACGCGCGACCGCAGCCGCGAGGTGGACGGCGACCAGTCACAGTACGTCCTCAACCAGATCGCTGGCGTCTATCCCAACCTCTATGCGCGAAAGGCCGCCCCAGACGACATCCGCCGGGGCTCCCCCACAAAGTGGGGCTTCCACACCAACGTCGCCACCAAGCCCATGATCATCTCAAACCTCGTCAAGTGCGTCCGCGACGGCCTCTACACCGAGCGCGACGCCCGCTGCCTGGCCGAGTACCAAGTCTACGAGCGGAAGCCCAACGGCAGCTTCGGCGCCGCCGCCGGCAGCCACGACGACCTGCTCATGACCCGCGCCATCGGACTCCACGTCTGCTTCAACGAGATGCCCGACCCCGTCATCGGCAAGCGCGGCAGCCGCAAGGCGCTCTACGGGCAGGAACCCGTCAGCGCCGCCACCATCGGCTAGCCCACACCCCACCAATTCAGCGGGGTGGCACAAAAAAGAAACATGGATTGTTTGCCGATCCAGAAACAAGCCATGGCCTTCACAACTGCGTGAACGCCAAAAGAATCTGGGCGCTTGTTAAGCCAGAAAGACAACAGGAATTTTACCAAAAAAATCACAATATCCCGTATTGACGGGCTTGTAAATAGAGGGCTGTATAATTTACAAGGGAATACAAGACATTGCAAGGAAACATTCATCTTATAGCAAAGATGGACTTCACACCGGCGGATGAAATGCAACAAAGCCACCCGCTTTCGCTGCAAAATTCTCCGACAGCGGCAAAAAAACATCGGCGGCACCCCGTCCCACCAATACATATACATAGCGCCAAAGCCCCAGCGGCAGGGGCGGCACAACAGCGCCCGCCGCTACCAGAGGGCCACCTTGCCCATGGCGCCAAGATCCAGGGAGGCGGTCGCGACCCCCAGCGCCTTGAACACACGGCTCATCGAGGAAAGCGAGATGCTCTTCCCCTTCTCAAGCCTCGAGATCTGCGCCCGTTGCACGCCGATCCGCTCTCCCAGCTGCCCCTGTGTCATATGCTGGGAGACACGGGCGCTCCTGATGGCCTCACCGATGCGGCGGGCGCGCAGTTCCTCTTTCAGCCGGGCCTCCATCCCGTCTCTCTCAGGAGTGCCGGCCGGCCCCCACACCTCATCGACGATTTCACTAAGAGGGGTCACTTTCATCTGTGCCATAACTTATTGATTCTTTTTTTGTTTTCAAACCATTCCTTCCTGACCCGTTCCGCCTTCCCAATCTCTTTGGCCGGAGTCTTTTGCGTCTTCTTGACGATGCCATGGGTAGCCACCACCAGAGCGCCCTCCTCCGTGTCCCAAAAAGCGAAGAGGCGGTAACAGATGCCGTTAAACAGCGTCCTGAACTCCCAGATACCCGTGTCGCCCAGCTTTTTGAAAAGGTCTTTGTCAATTTCGCCCATCTCCACCCTGAGAAGATTGTAGGTCACTTTCTTTCTGGCCTTTTCAGGAAGAGAGAGAACGAAGTCGATCGCCTCGCCCAGCAACATTACATTGATTTTCTGTCCGTCCATTACGTTTCCGTTCAATACCGCCGCAAAGATACGGTTTTGTTTCCATTCCGCGAAACATTCACGCGAAAATCCCCGCCCGCCTCATTTCCCCGCGCCCCGCTTCCGCATCCTGTAGAGAATGTCGATCGCCCGGCCCGGCGCCATGTAGAAGCAGGGCGCCGGAGAGTAGACCACGCGCCGCACCGCCTCGGCCACACCCATACGCCCGTCCGCCATCATCGCCGCCACACGCCGGTGTATCTCCTCGAACATCGCTCGTTTCATCGGCCGCATCCGCGCCGTCGCCGCCTGCCCGCGCAGCAGCGCCTGAACCACCGCCGTCGCCCGCTCCTCGCTCACCCAGAAGCGCGAGCAGGGCAACAGCACCGTCGCCGCCGCCACTTCGCGCACGCTCACACGCCGTACCGAGAGCACCACGCGCCGGAACGCCGCCAGCAGCTCCAGCCCGCGCTCCTCCACAAACTCCGCCTCACAGCCCCGGTGCTTCATCGCCGCCCTCCTCCACGCCGGCCAGATAGGCCTCCGACACCGCGCGGAAACCGTCCAGTGAGCGGCACACCCTGTAACGGTAGTCGCCCCCCGCCGCGACATCCGCCGACCAAGCCCGCTGCGCCGCGCTCAGCCGGCCACCCGCCGCCTTCATCTCCACGAACAGCCCCCCGCAGCCGCCGCGCGGCACGGCCAGGAACAGGTCGGCCACACCGGCCACGACCCCCTCAGCCTTCAGCCGCGCACCCGTCACCGCGTCCCGGCGCCCGCCGTTGGGAATGGCGAACAGCCGCAGCGCCAGTCGGGGGTGGCGCAGACGGAACCAAAGCACGCAGTCGCGCTGCAGCCGGTGCTCCGCGTCGCCACGCCGGCCCACGCTCATTCCTCCCCGTCCGTCCATGCCGTCCTCCCTGTTCCTTCCCTTTTAGTTACAGGCTTTTGCAGGGCCTGCCCATCTCCAGCTTCCCCGTCCGCCGTCGCGAAGCGGATGCCGTAGCGCGCCGTGTACCAGCTCTCCGGCTTGCGGCGCGAGGCCCCGGCCGGAGGGCGGCGTGTCTGCCCGTCGTAGAGCAGCACGAACGGGTCGTCGCAGTAGTAGTAGCCGTAGCCCCTCACCAGCGCGTACCGGGCCCGGTGCGTGCGGACAGGCACGCAGACAGCGGCCAGCAGCTTGGTGCGGAGCGGCTCGCCGCTGAGGCGCCTGAGGCTCTCCGCCTTCCTGATGGCGCGCAGGCGCCGCTGCGACTTCTCGGCGTAGAGCGTCCCGAGGCGGTGACCCGTCTCGCGCTGCCGGCGGGCGTTGTACTCCCGGACACGCGGCGTGTGCGGCAGCCCCATGTCGCTTGCCCAGTGGCGGACTGTACCAAGCCTGACGCGCAGCCTCGCGGCCAGCTCGATGCCTGGCACGGTGCCGTAGAGCCGGGCCACCAGCCGGCGCTTTCTCTCCATGACCATTTTCCTGAGCTCACTGAGCGGCGGGATGCCGGCCTCAGCCATGGCCCGCCGCAGGGTGTACGGCGAGACGCCGAAGTGCCGGCAGAGCGTGCCCAGCGCCGTCCGGGCACCGACGCGGCGCAGGTAAGCCGCGTCCTGCGGCGTGAGCGTGAACCTTTCATTGACGCGTGCCATGGCTCAGAGAAAGTCCACTTGGGTGAATGCCTCGCCGGTGAACGCGTGCCGGCCCCGCGCCTTCGTCCAGACCCAGGCCCACAGGCGCGGGAAGGGCAGCAGCAGGCGCCACGGCCACCGGCGCCCCAGATCGTAGAACTCATGCCGCAGCGACACCTGCCGGTCAGTCGCCTCAATGTGCCAGCCACCCTCCTTCGTGGCCCAGTAGGTCAGGGTGAAGGCCGGAAAGGCCACGGCCTCGGCGACATGCCGGCACAGGGCCTCTAGCTCGCCGTGGCCGCCGCGTTCAAGCGTGACAGAGACGTAGAGCGGTCCGGCGCACTGTCGGGCGAGGCCGTCGAGCAGCCGCAGCGCGGCGGCCAGCGAAGTGCGGGAGCGCCAGTGGCCATGGGCGCAGGCCCAGCGGCCGGAGCGGTCGCGGGCGGCGCGGAGGTCAAAGTAGCGGCAGCCCGCGTCATATTGCCCCGCGAGCGTCTTCGCCTGGCAGCGGGCCACAGGGGTCATTAGGCGATCCAGCCACGTGGCGGAGGGCTCGCCGGTGGCGGAGTTGTGGGTGGAGATTCTCAGTTCCATGGTCATGTGTTTTTTGTGGTTTTGTGATGATTTATAGTGATTTTGTGATGGTTTGTGGCGATGGTCGTTTCCTGCGGCGGGGCCGCTCAGCCCTCCCGTCCGGCGCCGCGTGCCTGCTCGAGGCTGTAGGCGGCGGCCACGCGGCGGGCGGCTGCGAGGGCCTCCGCCGCGTCGGCTGCGAGCGACGGGACGGCGACGAGCGGCATGTCCCGGTAGGCGATGTAGAAGGCGCCGCCGTACTCGCGCACTTGTATCTCGCGCTCGGCTCGGCGGCGGGCCTCGGCGGCGGGCCTCGGCCTCGAGGCGGCGCTCGCGGCGGCGGCGCAGGGAGGCGACGATTCCGGCCAGCGTCATGGCGCCGCCGTGCTGTCGGTGGCCGTGCCGGCCTCCGTGTTGTCCGTGCGCCATGCCAGGACCTCGCGGGCCCCGTCGAGATAGTTCGAGTAAGCGACGGAGGCCAGATGATCCGCCAAGTGGGGCGGTATTCCGAGCCCCTGGCAGAAGCGGCGCTCCCCGTCGCGCGCCGCCTCGGCCCCTGCGATGACGCGCCCGTAGAGCCCCTGACGGGCATGTGTGTGGGTGTTCCCAGTCTTCATTTTTCCGGTGTTTTGTGGTTCGATCATTGGGTTCATATGTTATCCGCTGTGGCATCCATCATCCTAAAATCCGATTTCTGCCCTGTTTCCGGATCTCTGTGGAAGTTTCTCTGCGAAGATGTGCAATTCCATATCTGGGATGCAGATAATTCGCCAGAGCGCCTTATTTCCCGCTCCTGCTGTCGCCGGGTGGCCGCAGGGCAGCCTCGGCACTGGCGTCGCCGGCGGCGGCGCGGGCCTTGAGCAGGCGGTACCAGCTCAGGGAGGTGTGCCCCTCGGGCGGCGTGAAGCGGCGGGCCTCGATCTCCGCCTGTTCGGCGGCGCGGCAGACCCGGGCAAGCTCCAGGCGGCGCTCCGGCAGGAACTCCCGGTGGAAGGCGAGCCCGATGCGCCGCGTGTCGAACGCCGCGTAGCCGCTGTCATAGCGCCCGGCCCGGTAACGCCCAAAGAACAGGAGCAGCTCCGGAAGGCTGTACGGAGCGGCCTCGGCGACGAACGTCCGCGAGAAACTCTCGATGGCCGCCGCGGCGTCAGCCGTCCGGCTCGACGTGTCGACGAAGACCTGCGCTAGCTGCGCCGCCACCCACGCCGCCGCCCCCTCGGGGCCAAGGCGCTCGGCCAGCGCCGAGAGCGTGGGCTGGAGCCGGGCGGCATAGACGCGCTCGGGCTGCCGCGCCGCCGCTGCCTGCATACCCGGGGCGTAGAGCCGAAGGGCGTCACCAAGGCAGCTGACCGCCACCGGCAGGCGGCTCACGGGCGGACGCTGCGGCGGCGCGGATGGTACGGGCAAGGCCCTCGGCGACGCGCCGGTTGGCATCGGCCTTGCTGATGTAGCCGCCCCTAGCATTTCCCCAAGCGGCCGGGGTGTCGTTTTCTGTCTCATGTTTTTTGCGTTTTTCGTCGGCAAGCGCCAGGCGCAGCCAGCTGTCGATGTGTGTTCTCAGGTCGCGGTCACCGAGATGCGGCGGCTGCCCCCGGGCGATGCACGAGGTGACGAACTCCAGCAGCCGCCGGCGCAGTTCCCCGATGTCCCGCAGCCCGTGCCGCAGGCACACCTGCTCGGTCCATACCGTCGGCCGGACGGCCAGCGCCTCCACTTCGGCCCGCAGCCGCCGCCATGACTGCTCCCGCTCCGCCTCGCTGCCGGACGCCGCCGCTTGGACGGTGGCTGGAGCAGGGCGCTCCGCCCCCTCGCAGGCTTCACGCGCACGTGACGCGCCCGCGGCTTTGACGTCTTCGACGTCTTCTTTATCTTCTTCTTTATTCTTAGTTATGCGTTGCGCGTACCGTTGCGCGTTGCGTTGCGCGTTGCGTTGCACGACTCCTTGTATCTTACTGACAGCCACCGCACTAAGCGTTGCGCGTTGCGTTGCGTCTTGCGTTGCGCGTTGCGTTGCGTCTTTTTTCGGAGTTTCCTCCTTGCAGTCGTAATCCGTGAGGCGGACAAGCGTCATTCCGCGCCCTTCCGCAAGCGGTGCGCAGGTAACCACCCCTGCGTCTTCCAGATTCAGCACAAGCCGTTTCGCCCACGAGACGTCCCGCCCCCAGCGCGCGGCCAGCTCACGGTACGTGGTCACCACGCGGCCGCGCGCCTCGCCGTCCGAGTAGTCGGCCAGCTGCACCAAGTCCATATAGGCCTCCACGGCGCTGTAGGCCCGTTTCCTCGTCCACATCCCGCTCTCGAAGAGCGCTCGCGGTATTTTGATGAATCCCTTGCACATAGCTATTTTCCTCCAGTTCCGGTTCGTCCTTGCGGTGTCAGTCGCCCGCGCGGTCACTGCGGGCCGCCGCGCCCAGCCGCCGCAGCGCCAGCCGGGCCAGCCGGGGGGCTCGGCGCGTGGCGCCGGCGCCGAGGCCGGCGATGATGACAGGCAGGCTGCGCAGCAGCGCGTCAGCCGTGCCGTTCGGTATCTCTCTCATGGCGTTTCTGGTTGTTTTGTTTGGTGTGTGTCCTTTTTTACGGTTTCCGGCGCCCAGGTCAGGCGTCAGGCGCGGCGGCCCGCTCCGCCTCGGCCTCCATCAGCAGGAGGGCTCGCCCGTCGTCGGGCGAGGGCAGGCGGATACCCAGCTCACGGGCGAAGAAGTCGCGCATCAGGTCGATGGCGCGGCCCATCTCCGCCGTCGTCAGCTCGTAAGTGTGGCGGTAGGCCCGCCGCTGCCACGCAGCGGGCCGCAGATCGCGGCGCCCGCCCTTGGCGTACACGCGCAGCGGGCGGACGGCGACGCGGAATATGCTGGGGCAGACCGTGCGCTTGCACAGGTCTTCCACCTCGGCCTTGGTGTAGCCCGTCAGGGCCGCCACGTAGCCCACCGTGGCCCAGAAGTAGCGGTTTTGCCGGCCGGTGCGCGGCGGGCGCCGCTCAGCCAGCTCCACGATGCCCGCCCGCGCGGCGGCCAGCGCCCGGGCCTTTGCCGCGAAAGCCTCGCGCTGGGCCGTGTCTGTGAGGTCGTATTTCATGTGCTGTGTCTCCTTTCCTTTTCTTTTCTTTCTCTTGGCGTGTTCCGGTTCCATGGCGGTGTCCCGCCCCCGGCGCGAGTCACGGGGGGGGCGGGACAGGGCGTCTCAGAACGGCAGGCCGGGGTCGTCCATGCCCGCAGTCCGCCCTGCGGCCTGTGCCGCCGTGTCGGACGGCAAGGGCATGTCCGCCGCCGGAGCGTCACTCCCGGAAGGGCGCTGTACCCGCGTGATGCGGTAGCCCTGCGCCCGCGTGAAATTCCTCGTCTCCCCCGTGTTCCTGTCCGTGTACGTCCGCCCGTTCAGGTCGAAGGCCACCGTCACGATGTCGCCCGCGCTGTAGGACTGCAGCAGGTCGCAGTTCTTCCCGCGAAACTCTATCTCGGGGTAGTTCTCATATTCCACCTCGCCCGTGAAGGGGCTTCTTCTCGAGGTGTCCAGCCACAGGCGGGCCGTCGTGTACACGCGCCCGTTTCGCTCCACGGTCTCCGGGGAGATCATCCTGTATATCTTTCCACTGATTTCAAGTGCCATAGTGTGTGTCTCCTTATGCCGTCTGTTTCTGTTTCCGTTCCGTTATCCTTACGCCGGCCTTCGCCGCGCTCTCCCGCGCGTAGGCCGCCCACACCTCGGGCGCCTCCTTCTTCAGCCGCGCGGCGTCCAGCGTCGTCCGCGACGTAGCCGGCACGTAGGTCAGCGTCAGCCGCTCGCTTTGCCATTTTTTCACGCCGCTATCCTCCATGAGCCGCGTCAGTCCCGCTGTCAGCTCCTCCTTCAGGGCCTTCAGGCGCCTCAGGTCGCGCTCGACGCCGAGCAGCTTGTCCTCGACGTCCGACAGCGTGGCCGGCAGCGTCTCGGCCTCCGGCGCCGGCATGTAGTCCGGGAACAGTCTTTCACGGTGAGGCGCCGCATCCTCGCGCCGGAGAAAAGCCTCCACGGCGGCGCGGCAGCCGTCAGCCGGCAGGCGCCGCAGCACCCGGGCCTCGGGCGCGCCGTACCGCCCATTCGGCACCCACAGGGCGATGAGCCGCCCGGCCCGCAGCCCAGGGTTCTGCGCCTCGAACAGCCACGCGTAGATCGAGAGCTGTAGCGTCACCATCTCGGTGTGCAGTCTTGAGGTCGTCTTGATGTCGCAAAGATCCAGGCCTTCCGTCACCATGTCGACGCTCGAGGCGATGCCCGCCGACATGTCGGCGACGAGATACTCGTTGGCCAGCGCCACCAGCCCACCAGCCCTGCACAGTTCCAGGTAGGCCAGCGTCTGTGGCAGCGCGTCCTCCGGCACGACGCCGAGGTTGTCAGCCATCTGGCACTGCTCGTGCACCGCCTTCCCCTGTTCCGCCGCCCGCCGCATCACCGCCTCCGGCACGTCACCGTACGTCTCCGGGAACATCCACGACACAATGGGCGTCACCCCGCCCAGCGGCGTCCCGTCCGGCGCCGTGTAGGTGTGTGCCCCCGCGTCGAACGCCACCGGCGACTGAACCAGCGCCGGCAGGGCGCCCGTTGTGGCCGTCGCCACTGTTTTCACTGTTGTTGTTTTCACTGTTGTTGTTGCTGTTGCGTTGTCATTCATGGTGTGGTGTCTTTGTCTGGGTTGGTGCCTGTGAGTCTTGGGAAGCCTGTTTCAGGCCCGCGCGCCGCGCCTTCACCGCCGTCTGGAACCTCACGTCTTTCCAGAAGGCCGTGCTCTCCTTCATCAGCGCGTCAAGCTCCGCAGCGTCGGCGCAGGCACCCACGCGCCGCACCAGCGTCGTGAGCTGCAGCTCCTCGTCGTCCGCGTCCTTCGTGTCGTCGATGGCCAGCAGGCCGTTAAGGGCGTATTTCCGCGCGTATGAGGAGCAGGCGCCCGTCAGCTGCGCGTCGTCGCAGCCCTTCTTCTCGCCGGCCTCGCGGGCGAACCCCGTCGTCCGCGCCGTCTCGCCCGCCGCGTTGGTCAGCGTCGCCGTCGCCCTCACGTACACGCGGCCGCCGACCTCCACGATGTCGTCCGTCACGGTCAGCGTGCAAGCCGTCCGCTCAAGCAGCGGCTTCACCGCCTGCAGGATGTCAGCGCACGAGCGGTAGGCGTAGCCGCCGAACCTGTTGAACCTCCCCTTCGGAGCGTGCAGCTGTGTCTGTATGGTCTGTAATTCTTTCATGATATGGTTTGATATTTGTAATTCCTGTGTGCGATATGCCTGTTTGCCGGCATGGCTGGCGCTTCAGCCGGCATTCCATGGAAACCGGCCTTACCGCGGCGGCGCTGTCCGCCCGCCTGTCAGTTGCGCTTGCTCTTCCCATGTTCGTAGAGTCTTACCAGTTCGGCCTCATCCGCGTCAGGGTAGGCGGATTCCAGGCGTGAGAAGGCGCCGTTATTCCGCATCTCGGCCAGTACGGCGTCCCGGCGGTCTGACTCACCGGCCCAGCCCAGGGCGGCGAGGAAAAGGGCGGCACCGCAAGTGACGGCGGCCACCCGCAGCGCTTTCGCGAGTTGTGTTCTTGGGGTTTCCATGGCTGTTGTTTTATTTTCAGTGGTTGGGCATTGTTCTAAAAAACGCCGTCCGGCCATCTATATGGATTTTATCAGATATACGTAAGACAGCAAAGCCGGCGACGCTTCACCGGCGGGGCCGGACGGCGGCAAGTTCCCGCCTCATTCCGTGCGGCAGGTGCCGCCCGGGGCCGCCGGCGCTCCCGCCGAACCTGTCCATCAGGCGACCGAGCGTGGCCAGCGCGGCGGCGCTGTCCGCCCGCCGCTCACTCGCACTTGC